TCCGGAAGTCGGGGCCTTCCGCCACAAGATCGGCCGCGGCACGCCCGAGATCGCCAACAAGGTCAACGCCTACCACGGGCACCTCAAGGCCCAGGAGCAGAAGTTCTGGCAGCAGCCCTTCGAGTACATGCGGCCGTTCATCGAGCATGTCGTCGACGGTAGGGCGCAGCAGCAGATCGCCGCCTCGGAGGCCGCCAGCCAGCAGCGCGAGGAGGCGGCTGGATTCGTCCGCGAAAACGAGGATTGGCTGTTCGCCAAGGATGCCGAGGGCAATATCTCCATCGACCCCCGCACCCGCCGCCGCAAGCTGAGCCAGGAGGGCCAGGGCTTCTACGAGCTGGTCGACGTGATGGCGGAGAGGGGCGTTCCCGTCGAGCTTCAGCCGCAGCTCGCCAAGGCCATCATCGAGCGGGATCGGCTCCTGGCCCTGGGCAAGACCGCCGCGCCCGGCACGGGCGACCGGGAGGGCGGTCAGAACGGAGATCGCCTCAAGGCCCGCGCCGAGCGCGACACCGACATCCTCAAGAGGGCCGCCCGGCGGAACACCGGCCGGGGCGGGACGGCCTCCCGCGCCCGCGCCGCAAGCGAGGCCGGGCGCAAGGGGCCCAGCCAGAACGCCAGCGAGCCGCTCCGCCAGCGGCTCCGGCGAGAGTTCAAAGAAAAACACGGACTGAGCGGGGAAGACCGCTTCCCCATGTAGCCTAATCGGGGGAATCCACGATGCCTGACGACCTTCCAAGGACCCTGCACTCCACGATCGAGACCTACATTCGGGAGGTCGAGGTCGACATTCTCAACTCGCGCAAGCTCACCGCGCTGCTGGAGGCCAACGGCCGCATTGAAATGGACATGGGCGGCGACGAGGTGAAGTGGCCCGTCCAGTACCGCCGGCACAAGCCCAAGGGATGGGCCGACGGGGACACGGAGACCTTCGAGCCGAAGGACCGCTTCAAGACTGCCAAGCTCGATTGGCGCGGATACACCATCGGCGACATGGTGACCAAGAAGCAGCGCCTGATGAACAAGGGCGTCAACGCCATCATCGACATCTGGTCGCGGGTGACCGACGACCTGATGGACGACATGCGCGAGGACTTCGGGGACGAGCTGCTCATCGACGGCGGCCTGACCGCCAACTACAAGCGGCTCTGCGGGATCGAGACGTTCATGGCCGACGACGGGAGCGTCGCCGCGACCGACCTGGTGGCCTTCCCCGACGACACCTACGCGGGCATCAAGACGAAGCGGGCCGCGTACGGCGGAACGTGGACCACGGGCACCTACCCGGACGGCCACGGGGACGCCCACTACGACTTCTACAGCCCGATCCTGGTGAATTACACCAGCTCGAACTGGATCGACTCCTCTAACGACACCTGGGCCAAGACCGCCCTCCTGGCCATGCGGGCAGGCATCCTCTGGTCGCGCAAGCGGAAGTCGCGCCAGGGGATGCTCAACATGATTATGTTGGAGCAGAAGATGTACCGCGAGTTCCTCGCGCTGCTCGACCCCAAGGAGAAGCTGGAGGTACGCCGCGGCGAGCCCCGCGGCCTGGTCGCCCTGGGCTTCGACGACGTGGTCAACTTTGACGGCGTGGACGTGACCTGGGAATACGGGATGCCCTCCGACACGGGCTACGGCTTCAACATCAACCACATGGGCCTGTGGAGCCTCCAGGAGGGCCTCTTCGTGCCCGAAGGGCCCGACTACGACCTCGCGACGAAAAAGTGGCAGTTCAGCGTCGACATGATGGGCCAGGCGTGGTTCCGTCCCCGGTACTTCGTCAAGTTCTTCAAGTACGCCACCTAAGCCTTCCTCCAGTAACCGGCAACCAGTAAGCAGCATAGGATAGAAAAAGATGTCACGAGACGAAGCACCCCAGCTCGCGCGTGGAACGACCTGGTACAAGGGGGACGCGGTCCCCGCCACCCTCGCCGAGCGCGGCTACCAGAACCTCCTGGGGAAGACCTGGGTGTTCGAGGACGTGAGCCCCACGACGGGGGTTGCCCGCACCAACCGCTACGTGACGCTGCGGCTGGTCTATAACTCCACGACCTGGACGATCTACCCCAAGCAGCTCTGCCAGATCGACCAGAACGACCCGGGTAAAGTGATCGGCACGGTGATCGCCACCAACGACGGCGGCCTGCCGGCCGACGAGTACCTCCCCGCCGCGGGCGTGCCGGCCGGGGACGCCTTCTACGTGGTCGAGCGCGGCCCGGCCATGATCCGCAACAGCGTGGCGGAGATCGCCGAGAACATCATCGCCGTGAACGACTGGATCGTCGGGGCGACGATCGACGCCACCAGCGGGGCGGGGGACACGACCGGCCGGATCGGCAAGGCGGCCTTCGCCATCACGAGCCAGGCGACCGACCTGGCCACGGTGCTCAAGGGGATTCAGAACTGCGTCGGTAAGGCGATGTCGGCCGCGGTCACCAGCGGCGTGACCGACACCGACGTGTTGGTCGACGTGGGGGCGGGCGTCGGCCTGTAGCAGCGAACAACGTATTTCAGGCGGAAGCCTGAAAAGCTCGGGGGACCGCGAGCGCCTGCACCCGCGCAGTGCAGGCGGCGCGGTTTTTTTACAGCGCGCAAGCAAAAGACCCTGGAGCGAGACCGTGCAGCAGAAATTCAACGTCCTGATCGCCCGAATGAGCTACGGGTGGCAGGAGAACCCCGACGTGACCGATTGGATCGTCCGCTCGATCCTCAAGGCCAAGGACGACCCGCGGATCGGCCGCTGCGTGACCAAGGCGTTCGACAACACTCCGACCACGTTGGCCCGGCACGAGGCGGTGATGCACGCTCGGCGCCCGGACCTCGACGCCGACCTCCTCTGGATGATCGACGCCGACATGCACCCCGACCACTGCCCGGCGGAGCCGGGGGCCGTCGACACCTGGTCGGCCTTCATGGAGTTCGCCTACGAGCACTACCAGCGGGGCCCCTTCGTGATCGCCGCCCCCTACTGCGGCCGGAGCCGTTCAGCCTACGGGATCAGTGAAAACGTCTACGTCTTCCGTTGGCGGGGCACTGAGACGGGGAGCCCGCACCAGCGGTTCGAGCTGGCGCAGTTCAACCGCGAGGAGGCGGCCGAGCGCGGCGGAATCGAGCGGGTCGCCGCCCTGCCGACCGGGCTGGTGCTCTACGACATGCGGTGCTTCGGCGACCTGCCGGGCCCGCAGTACCGGAAGCGGTGGGCCCCGGGCGGGCCGAACCTGCCCATCCCCGGCCGCTCGTGGCAGCCCCAGGAGCCGCCGTGGTTCTACTACCAGTACGACGACCCCTACGAGGCGTGGAAGATCGGCACCGAGGATGCCTGCAACACCCGCGACCTGTCGGCCCTGGGAGTCCCGCAGTACATCCATTGGGGAGCGTGGGCAGGTCACTACAAGCAGAAGTGCGTCTCGAAGCCGGTGATCGTCACCAGCGATTACGCCAACGACCGGCTGCTGCGGGCGGCCTTGATGGGCCGCGCCAGCAACGAGCGCCTCGTGATGATTGGAGATGACGATGGTTCACCACCCCGCGCGAGAGCGGAAGAAGGCGGAGAAGCGCCGGGCCCTGGCGGACGACCTGGTCAAGCAGATGACCGGCCGGAAGTTCCGTATCCCCCACATCGCGGAGCTGACCGAGGCGATCTTCGACCAATGGGCGGAGGAGGCGAAGGGGGGCTCGCCCCTGAAGGAGTTTGCCAAGTTCCTGCACAAGGAGCTGACCGGGCCGAGCACCAAGGCGGGCAGCCTCCAGCGGGCGAAGCTCATCCAGTGCCAGATCGACCTGCTGAAGCTGGCCAGCCAGCAGCAGCAGGCGGGGACGGGGGACCTGAGCCTGCTGAATGACACCGACCTCCTCCAGGCGGCCGGGGAGGTGCTGGAAAGATTGATGCCGCGAGAAGACGACAACGATGACGAGGGAGATGGACAACCTGAGCGAGGAGAGGCGGCGGAGGAAGCTCCTGCGTGAGCTGGGCGTCGAGAGCCAGACCCTCGGGGACGAGCTGTCGCCCGAGGAATGGGACGCCCTGCTCGACGAGGAGGCCGAGCCGAACGCCGAGCTGGAGCTGGCCGGCGGGGAGGTCGTTACCGGCTTCGCCGCCCGGCTCTTCCAGAAGATCCTCGCCGAGCTGGCCCGGCGCAAGATCGAGACGCCCCAGCTCTACGAGCCGCTCCCCATGCAGTTGGCCTTCCACCAGTCGCAGGCCCCGGAGCGGATCGACTGGGGCTCCAACCGCTCCGGCAAGACCCAGGCGTCGCTCATGGAGCTGGTCTGGGCCGCGCTGGGCGTCCACCCCTACTACGACGGCTACCCGAAGGGGAACGGCCGCTACGTCGTCGTGGGCAAGGACGGCCGTCACATCGCCGAGGTCCTCTGGCGGAAGCTCACCTATCCGGGCTCCTACAAGATCATCCGCGACCTGGAGACGGACGAGTACCGCACGGCCACGCCGGAGGAGCTGGAGACCCGCAAGGGGGACCTGGTGCCAGGGCCGCCGCTGTTGCCGCCCCGCATGGTCAACTGGGACGGGATCTCATGGGAAAATAAAAAGGCCGGCATCCCCCAAAAGGTCCCGCTCTACAACGGCACGGAGATCCTCTTCTACTCCGGCAACGCCGCCCCGCCCAACGGCCTGGACGCCGACGCCGTGCTGTTCGACGAGGAAATCGCCAATCAGCAGTGGTATCCCGAGTGCTCGATGCGATTGCTGGACCGCGAGGGGCGGTTCTGGTGGAGCGCCACGCCGCAGTTGGGCGGGGACCAGTTGGCCGACCTGCACACCCGGGCCGAGGAGCTGCACGGGACGGAGAATCCGGCGGTCGAGGAGTTCCACATGCTCCTGGCCGACAACCCCTACCTGAGCGACGAGCAGAAAGCGATCGCCGGGGCCAAGCTCTCCGACGAGGATTACCGCGTCAGGATCCTCGGCGAGTTCGCCCACTCGGCCCACCTCGTCTACCCCGAGTACAGCCGGCGGCACCACACCTGCGAGCCCTTCGTGCTGCCGAAAAATGCCTCGCTCCACCTCTTCCTCGACCCCGGCCCGTGGCAGGTGGTGGCCGCGCTGTGCGTGGCGCTGCTGCCCGGGGACGACCATATTTACCTGTTCGACGAGATTTACCTCAAGCAGTGTGATGCGGCGACGGCGGCGGAGGCGATTCGCGCGAAGACGAGCGGTCGGAGCTGGCAAGCCTTCTGGATCGACATCCACGCCGGGCGGCAGACACAGGTTCACGGGCGGACGATCGAGGACCAGTACATGCTGGAGCTGCACGCCCGCGGCGTGCGGAGCGTGGAGACGGGCAGCGGCTTCCTCCCCGGCGTGGACGACGTGGGCGGCGGGATTACGCGGGTCCATGAGTTCCTTCGCGTCCGCACCGGCGACGGCACCAGCCGGTTCCGCGTCTTTAGGGACCGGCTCCCCAACCTGGAATGGGAGTTCGGCCGCTACCGCTACAAGCGGATCCAGGGGGTCCTTACCGACAAGCCGGCCGACCGCTTCAACCACCTAATGGACGACCTGCGGTACTGCGCCATGGCCGAGCTGGAATGGACGCCGCCCCCGGTTCAGCACCACGGCCGGCGTAACCCCGTGGTGCTGGCGCTCCAGAAGAAGCAGCAGAGAAAGCGAGAGCTGGCCCTCCTGTCCGGCGCCGGCCGGTGGACCTTCGGCCGGAACGGATAGTCAATAAGTCATGTCACCGTTTCACCCGAGTGAGAGAACCCGATGAGTAAGAGAACCGACGAACGAGAGCCCTACACGATGCCGCGCCCCCGCAAGCCGATGGTCAACTGGTATCGGATGGGGGACCGGCGCGACGAGGCGTGCATAGCCCTCGTCACGAACGTCGACGAGTCCTGCGTTGACGTGGCCGTGCTGTATCCGGGCGACAAGATGTTCCAGGTCAAGTTCGCCTGCCGTCACGTCGACGACCCCGACGTGACGATCGAGGACCGCCAGGACTCCGGCGGCTGGGACGAGATGCCCGAGGCCACCGAAGATAGCGTGGTCGGTAAGACCCTGCGGATGCTCACCACGGAGGTGACGGAGCTGCGTAAGCGAGTCGCCGAGTTGGAGGGCGCTCGCAGGAGAAAAGGGCCGCCCGAGGGCGAAACGATCGGATAGGGGGTAAGGGATGGCAACCAGGGACCTTGACTGGCGACACCCGATGGCGCCCGTAGTGCGGAAGTGGCGGGACACGATCCGCGAAGAGCAGCGCCACGCTAAGGACTTCCAGAAGCAGGCGTCCACCTGCATGTCGTACATCAAGGGGCCCTTCGACCACATCTGGAAGGGGCGGCAGGTCAAGGGGAAGATCGTCGAGGGAGACCTGGAGGACATCCCCGCGCCGACCCACCAGGTCGACGTCAACAAGGCGTTCGAGTACAAGGCCATCTACGGCCCCATGCTCTACTTCCGCAACCCCACCTACCGCTTCACCACGCGGAAGTTCCCCGAGCTGCCGCCCGAGGTCTTCGGGTTTCCCGGCGACCCGGCCGTCACGCGGCTCTTTCAAGGGGCTAAGGTCGACGCCTTCCTCCGCGACCGGCGCAACGCGGGGATCGGGGCCCTGATCTCCCACTACCTGAACTGGGCGATGTTTGAGGTCGACCAGAAGGCCGAGAGCCGCAAGGTCGTCGACGAGGCGCTGCTGAAGGGCCTGGGCATCTGGTGGCACGAGCTGTACACGCCGCCCGGAAGCGACATGGTTATCCCCATCGCCTCCTGGCAGACCTGCGACAACTTCATCATCGACCCGGACAGCGAGGATGGCCTAAGGGGGGCCATGTGGATCGCCCGCCGTCTCTACCGGCCGACCTGGCTGCTGGAATCCGAGAACGGTCTCCCGCAGGGGCTCCTGCCCGGGACGATCGAATCGGCCGAGGCCCAGGGGGAGAACCGCCGTCGCAAAAACGCCAAGGGGCAGAGGAACCGCGGGAAGACCTACGACGTGCAGGAGTATTGGGAGATTTACTCCAAGATCGGGTTCGGACATCATCTCCGCGACATCAAGCTCCCGGCCGCCACGCGCCAACTGATGGACGGGTTCGGCCCCTTCTGCCGCATCCTGATCGCCAACAACGTCCCCTTCCCGCTCAATCTGCACTCGGCCATGTTGGACACGGCCGACCAGGACGCGCTGTTCTTACGCGCCCAGTGGCCAATCCCCCTGCACCTGGACGGGCGGTGGCCATGCGACACGCTAGCCTTCCACTGGCTGCCCGGTGATCTCTACCCGACCAGCCCGCTGGAGCCCGCCCTGGGCGAGCTGAAGTTTCTCTCATGGGGCATGTCGCACCTGGCCGCCAAGATCCGCACGACCTGCCGCGACTTCCTCGCCGTCATAAAGGCGGTCGGCGAGGAGATGAAAAACAAGATCCTCCACGGCGGGGACATGACGCTCCTGGAGATCGAGCGCCACCACGGCAAGACGATCCAGGACGTGGTGTCGTTCCTCCAGCACCCGGAGATGAACGGGGACATTTTCCGGGTGATGCAGGCGATGAGCTACAACGTCGAGCAGCGGCTCGGCCTCGCACCGCGCCTGTACGGCGAGTCGCCGAGCCAGGACCGCTCCGCCGAGGAGTCGCGCGGCAAGCAGGCCAACATGAGCATCCGGCCCGACGACATGCTCTCCTGCGTGGAAGACTCCCTGAGCCTGGTCGGGCGCTCGCAGGCCATGACCTGCCGCTGGCACGTCGGCCAGCGGGACGTGGCGCCGCTGTTGGGCCCCTACGGTGCGGCGGCCTGGCGGAACGTCATGGACGCCGACGTCGAGACGATCACCCGCGAGCTGGAGTACCGGGTGGAGGCGGGATCGACGACCAAGCCGAACACGGCGGCCGAGCGGGAGTTTATGCAAGGTGCGCTAAACGTGATGCTCCCCATCCTGATCGAGCAGGCCCGGCTCTTCGGCGACTACTCGGCCGTGAACAACCTGCTCTCCGACTGGGCCAAGGCCCACGGCGGGGATACGGAACGCTACCTGGTGCAGCCCCAGAAGCCCCTGCCGCAGCCGCAGCCGGGACAGGGCGGCGGTAAGAAGAGCACGACGAAGAAGAAGGCGGCGTAGCCATGACCAACACGGTAGACCTCCAGATCATCAGCGACAACCCGGCCGTCCAGGCACGGTACGAGCAGATGCGCGCGGCCGGCGAGTCGCACAATATCGCCGAGATGCTCGCCACGCGGCAAGCGCCTAGGAGCGTTACCGACCGCGAGTTCCTCAGCGGCGAGTGCAGCGGCAACCAGTTCGTCGGCGACGAAAAGACGGGAAACCGCTACCGGGCCATAGCGGAGGCGGCTGGCGTGAGCGTCACCGGCAAGGTCTACAAGGGCAGCCTGGCCCGCTTCCCCGGCGACCCGAAGGCGTGGGTGAACGGGCGCGGGGACGTGAAGCGGCGGTGCATCGAGGAGAACTGGTCCTGCGACGGGATGGTGACCCACCGGGCCACGCCCCGCCAGGCCCCGAGCGTGCCGCTGGCCCAGGACATCGTGGACCAGCACGTCACGCAGAAGATCCTGGACGACCCGAGCCAGGCGAGCAGAAGGACTGAACTGGAGGCGGAGGTGCGCGAGAAGCACACCCCGCACTGGCACAAAAAGAAGCGGAGGGGGGCATGAGTGACGACCGGCCTGCGACCCTCGGCGACATCACCGGCGTCCACGAACGCCTGGATTGCGTGATCGAGAGTCTCGCGGAGGGCGCCGCGAGCACGGCGGCCCTCGGGGTGGAGGTCCGCGCCTGTAAGGCGGAGATCGAGCGCACGCGGGTCACGCTGTTCGGGCGCGACGGCAACGGGCAATCGGTCGGCATCCTACGGGACCACGACGCGACAAAGTCCCGCGTGGACGCCCTGGAAAGGACCCGCCGGCGCCAGGTCAAGGGCTTTTGCCTGGTAGGGGCCGCGGCGATCCCGTTGATAATCAAGGGGTTTTGGGAGTGGTTTTGGGGGTAGCCCGGCACGGCCGGGAGGAGGGGAAGCGATGGATTATGCAGTGCTAAAGACAGAACTGACCGACGACCCGTTGACACGCGGGTACACCGGCATGACGGACGCGGAGGTTGTGGTCGACCTCAACACCAAGTACTGCAAGCGCAACCGCCCGAGCATCAGCGGCGACGAGGCGTTCACGGCCACGGTGGCTAATGAGTTCGCCACCCTGACCGACCACAAGCGGATACTGTGGGTGTCGTGGTGTGGCAAGGACACCATAGACCCGTTCGGGGCGGCCAACGTCGCTTTCGTGAATTGGCTGTTCGGGGAGGGTTCAGGCACGATCGTCGCTCTGAATGCAATCCGGCTGGAGGCGATCAGCCGCGCAGCCGAACTGGGGCTCGGCGTGGTCAACGAGGGGCACGTTCAGACCGCGAGGAAGTAAACATGCTGCCACAATTCTACCGTTTTGTGCTGGCCAACAATTCCGGTCAGACGATCACGTTCAACAACGATGGGCGGATCAACGTCAAGCAGACCTGTTGGATCATCGACCCGGCCACGGGCAAGATCACCTATACGCAGCTTGCCGACGACGACCTGGGGTTTATCGCCGGGTCTTCGATCGTCAACGGCGCAGAACTCATTGGTGACGTGGAGATTAACAACACCGCTAACCTCTACCTTGGCGCCCAGATACAGCTTGAGGTCACGCACGACGAAGGCGCGGCGATTGTTGCCGGGAACGGCGGATTCACGTTGTTCCTCTCCGGCGGTGACGCGACCGGGGAACTGCCGACCGATGCCACCGGCTACGGGTCTGCCGCGGCTGCCGGGCTTGATCCTGTCGGGACAATGCCGTGCGATCCGAACGTCGTGGATGATGAGGTCATGCGGTCCAACGTCTGGGAGTGGTGATGGGAGTGCTGTATCTGCCGTCGAAGCGAAGACCATCATGGTCGGACACCATGAAGGTCAAGCGTGCGCGCGGTCGCAACTGCCGTGCTCGCAACCTCCGGGATGGGCTCGTCGGGTATTGGCCGATGAACGAGGACGGGGGCAACGTAGCAGTCGATCAGTCGGGCAACAACTGCGACGGCACGCTGACCAACGGCCCGACGTGGACGGTGGGGGAGTTTGGGAGGGCGCTGGATTTTGCGGGTGGCGGCGCAGATCAGCATGTATGGGGGCCTACTGCTGTGGTTTCAACGGCCCCGCTTACGATCGCCGGCTTCTTTGTGCCGGATTCCGTCACTGGTTATCATACCATCGCAGCGATTGGCGACACGAACGCGCAATCATTTTTTTGGCTGTGTTGGCATGATGCCAATGTCCGTGCTCAGATACGAAATGGGGCAGTAAACAAACTGATCGAAGTGGGCAGTTTGACAATCGGCAAGGCCGCCTTTGCGGCTGCCGTGTTTGATGGCACTGGAGTTAGCGTCTACTGCAATGGTGCGAGCAACAGGTTAGCGGAGTGGACGACACCCACGGGGCTTGACAACACCACAATCGGTGCAGCCGCGTTTGCCACCGGCATAGAGTATGACGCAAACGGCAGAATTGGGAATGTGCCGATTTGGTCCCGCTCCCTCCTCTCCTCCGAAATCCAGCAGCTATACGCCGAGCCTTGGTGCATGGGCACGCTGCGGTCGCGGCCGTTCCCGGCGGCGGTGGCGGGATTCGCGGGGCGTAAGGCGGCGATCATCGGCGGGGGTGTCGTGGGCTGCGCAGTATGAGGGATTAGATAGACAATGGCACAACCAACATTTTCGGGCCTTGAACTGAACGCGGGCAGCGGCGGGGGGGCTATCCTCCATGACGTGGTGGATAGCAAGGTCGCCCAGGTCGTCCTCCAGGCATTTTCCACCGGGGATGGCACGCTCAATGTCGTCATGTCCGACGCCCCGCTGCCGGTCACTGATGCGGCCGTGCTGGCTAAGCTCGGCACCTCCATCGCCGTCACGGGAACCTTCTGGCAGGCCACTCAACCGATCTCCGCCGCGGCGCTGCCCCTTCCCGCCGGAGCCTCTACCTCGGCTAAGCAGGACACGGGCAATGCCAGCCTGGCCAGTATCGACGGAAAGGTCACCGCCTGTAACACCGGGGCCGTGGTTATTTCCAGCGGAGTCCTCACGACGGTCTCGGCGGTTACGGCGATCACTAACGCCCTGCCGGCCGGCGACAACAACATCGGCAACGTGGACATCGTCACGCTGCCAGCCGCCAACCTCGGCCAGCAGGCCATGGCCGCATCGCTCTCGGTGGTGCCGGCCAGCAACGTCACCGACGAGACCTATATCGGCGACATCAAGTTCGGCGAGGCCCTGCCGGCCGGTACGGCCGAAATGGGCTTTGTCGGAGCCGCGGCCCAGTCCGGCTATGTCTACGACGGGGCCACGAAGTGTACGGTCAAACGCTTCCACGCCGTCACGAACACGTCCGGAA